TAATGATGGACATTCATGGTAACTGAATAGAGTTACGTCTTGATTCTTTAAGAACCGCTCAAAGATCAGCTTATCCAAGCCTACACAATAATCCAACTTACGAACTCGGTTATCGTCTGTACCTTGATTATTCTTCAATACAAGAATATCTAGAATATCATAATGGAACCAAGCAAAGTTTACAGTTGCACTACCACCACGAATACCGTTTTGATGACAGCTCTTTACAGTTGATTCAAATGCTTTAGCAAATGGAATTGGACCTGTATGTACAACTTCACCGTTACGAATAGGAGCATTAGTAGCACGTAGTCTGGATAGATTTAATCCAATACCATAACGACTAGCGGTAGCAAATCCCACTGCACTATTGTTACTGAAAATACTACGAAGATCATCATCTACAGTAAATAGAGAACAACTAGCATAACTCTTCATTGGAGTTCTTACACCCGCCATAATAGGGGTTGGTAGATTAATCTTATGCTTACTAAAGTAGTTATAAGCTTTCTTAATATAATCTAATCGCTTTTCTTTATAACCCTTAAAGAATGTCATTGCGATAAGCATATAAGCAAACTGTGGGGTTTCATAAATCTGTTTGGTTACACGATTTTGAACCATGTACTTATCACACAACTGTTTAATACCAGCATATGTGAAATTAAAATCACGATCATGACGTAGAAATTCATCTAGCTTATCAAACTCTTGTTTAGAGTACCAGTTTAGAATTTCATCATCATATACTAATGCGTCAATATTGGCTTTAACAATATCATATAGTTTAGGAGGATTCTTACCTCCCCAAACATTCTTACGTAGTTGATAGTTCAACAAACGTGAAGCTACATATTGATAATTGGGTTTATCTTCAGTAATTAGATTTGCAGAAGCCTCAATCAACATTGCATGAATGTCTTTGGATGTCATACCATCGAAAAACGATAGATGAGCATTCATTGCAACTTCTTCAAAACTAACACCTTTTATGTCTTCAGTAGCCCATTGCAAAATCTTATTGATTTTATCTGCATTGAATTTCTCGACATTACCATTTCGTTTCTTTATAAAAATTTCTTTATTCATATGGGTAAAAAATAACTATCTTTTGGATAGTCTATTTTGTGATTAGATTATAACTTTTTTAATAATTTTTTTGTACGTTTTTTGTTTGTTACATACTATAAATTATTCTTCATCGTCACTATTATGCACGTTCCACTTGGACTTTAGTGCTTTTTTGACTTGATTCTCACCGTCCATCATTTCATTTAGAATACTCATACCCTCACGGCTATTTTCTCCATAAATTTCAATGTGGCCACAACCAGCGTTCATTTTACTTGGGAATGTCAAACCATCTGGTCCGAAACGATTCTTAATTACATGGAATCTAGCTGTATTTGCTTGTTTATCATTAACTTTACGGCTGAGTGACATAACAAAGTCAGCGGTCATAATCTTGCGATAACTATCAGCGATGTTATTAGCCTGAATGATATCTTCATCCATAGCAGCACGATTACTCTGCGAAGCACTCCAAATAGGAACTTGTAATTCACCAGCTACACCACGTAGTTCTTCATAAATACCGCCAGCCTCACTATAACTGTTACTATTACGTTCACTTTGTGATGGACGTAGAATATCTGCATAGTCAACAATAATCATATCTACTTTTGTACCAAGTACAGCCAATCGTTCACAATGTGCTTTTAGACTATAAGCACTAACTGTCTTGATAGGGAAGTATTTAATCTTCAACTTACCGGGAACATCAGCAATCTTCTGCTTTACGATATCAACGTTATTACGAATGTTTTGGAAATCAATTCCAGTAAAACAAGCATCATAACGTAGACCCACATAGTTTTCATTCAACTCAAGAGTAAAATGAACCCTGTTTCATTGCTTCAGCTCCTAGCTTAGACAATACCCAACTCTTACCACTACCTGCACAAGCAGTAATAATGCCAAGTTCACCGGCAGCCAATCCACCATCCATGATTGTATCAATTTCAGTCCAATTGGTTTTGATACAATTTCGACTCATTACACTCATACGTTTTTCAACGTCTTCGGAATAATCGTGACCGATATTACGTTCCATACCAGCTTTCATTGCGTGATCAACTACGTTTTTAATCTTTTCGTATTGACCAAGTGCCAATAGATCGGCACTTTCAATGATAGCGTTCTTTAGCTTTTGGTTCTTACAAAATTCCAAAAACTGTTCTTTAACAAACTTCAAATCGTTATCGCTAACTTTTTGATAAACCAATTTGAGATTGTCTACGATACTTCGTTTTAGAAGTTCGTCTTGTACTTCGTCAACTTTAATCTTAAATACTGTTAATGTTGGAAGATCTTTATATTCATTGAAATATTTAATACTTTCTTTTACCACCCACTTATTTGCATCACTTTCAAAGAAGTCTACTTCAATAATATCATGAATACGTTCAATAAATGAACGATCAGATATCAAGCATGAAATACACTTGATTTGGAAGTCACGGCCGTATTTTGTTAATGAATCAATTGCTTTTTTGTTTTCCATAAGATAACTCTACTATACCACTGAATTTGAAGAAGCTCAACATCTAAATGACGTTGTTTTTTTATTCTACGAAACTATTTAATTTACCGAAACATTCGTTTAACCAGATATGGTAATTAGGAATGTTGTTCCACATTTTGTCTTCTGTAATTAGTTTTGAGAAACTAATTTTATCAATTTTTCTAACGGGAGTATTTATTATTTCTTCTACACGTAGTTGTGTAAAAGATTGAATTTGTGTGTTATGTAACTGCATCAATTCATAATTGCGTTCAAGCAATAGTTTATTACTCAATACAGTTTCATAAATTTTATATTCTCCCCGATGATTTTCAGAATAGTTATAAATTTGCTGTAAACAAGCTTGATTTCCATCTGATAAAAATGGAAATGCTTTAACTACTCTTTTCAATCCAACACCATCTAAACCTGGAATATTGTCGCTAACATCACCTTCCATAATTCTATAAAAGATAAAGTTATTACATGTAATTCCATATTCATCTACTATTTCTTTACAACCAAATACTTTCTTCTTGGTTGGACTCCAGATTTTAATCTTGTCACTTGCTAACTGAAGAAAATCTTTGTCAGTAGACATAATTGTTACATTACTGTCTTTGAAAGTTTCTTTAGCTAAATAAGCAATTGTATCATCTGCTTCTATTTGATCAATTGCCATAACTGTTACAGGCAATGTATCTAAATAATTTACAGTACGAATCAATTCTTTTTTAAAATTAACAGACTCAATCTTTGAAGAAGATAGTTCTTCATAATTACGGTTAAGACGAATGTCGGTCTTTCTACCGTTTTTGTAATCTGGATAAATCTTTCTACGTTTCTGACTACCACCTTTACCGTCAAATACAATAATAACTCGGGTAGGAGAAAGTAATTTAATTGCATATCCAATGCTCTTTAAGAAACCAGCAATACCACCAGTATGCAATCCATCTTCATTGAGTGAAGGAATGGCCATAAAACTACGAATGTAAGTATTAAGGCCATCAACAAGGAGGATGTCAGAATTGGTAGTCTTTTTGAGACCATCACTTCCAGCACCCTCCTTGATGTTTTCAAACAAGGAGAACAGTTTCTTCTTTTCAGATGAACTGAATCCACTCATGCGTTATTCTTCGTTGCCTGCAGTTTCTTCTGTATCTACAACAGCATCCTCAATAATTTGACTATTAGGATCTTTGTATTTCATAATTACAGCATCACAAATCTTCAAGTAAATTTCTTCACTCAATTCTTTGTCACTCTGCATTGTGCTTACAAAGTCTTTGGATTGGAACTTCCATTCATTTCCATCGTTCTTCTTATAAGTGTAATAAGCACCACCCTGTTTAATTAGATTTTGTTCTTTTAGAACTTTAATCCAACTACTATAGTCAGCAATTCCGCTATCAAAGTAGATATCAAAATTAGCCTGACGTTGAGGCGGACCCATACGGTTCTTGATAACAACAGCTTTACACTCATTTCCGATGACTTCTTCAGCCTTCTTGAGTTTACCAGCGTTATTCAAACGAACACGTACACTACAATGATATGCTAGAGCTTTACCACCACTTACTACGTACTTGTCACCAAATGCCATAGCATTTAGATTCTGACGCAATTGATTAGTAAATACAGTCAATACTTTCTGTTTACCAATCATGGTAGTAATTTTACGCATTGCTTTACTGATAATAATAGACTTACCCGTCGCAAATCCATCCTTACCATGATCACTTTCAAGTTCTGCCTTAGTAGATGCTGCTGCTACAGAATCTACAATGATTGTGAGAATACGATCTTTGTTGCTCTTACGAACAATTGCGATCATCTTCTCCATCTGAGCAAAAATATCTTCAACGGTTTCACATTGAACATACAATAGCTTAGACAAGTCTACACCAAGACTTCTCCAGAAATCAGGCGCAGCTGAGTTTTCAGTATCGATTACTACAGCAACTCCGCCTTTCTTCTGTGTATCAGCAACAACATGTGCAGATACTAGACTCTTACCAGTACCTTCAAGACCGTTAAACTCAACCATCTTGCCAACTGGTAGACCGCCGTGTGGACGATTGCTAATTGCTAGATCAAGCATAGAAGAACCAGTGCTAATCCAATCAGTAATTTCTGCGGGATTATCTTGTTCATCTAGGAAATGTGCAATTTTACCACCGTCTTTGTTTGCTTTATTAAGCTCATTCGCCAACATTTCGATTAACTCGTCACGTTGACCCGTTGTATCTTTTGTAACACTTTTCTTTGCCATAACGTATATAACTAGAAAGCCGGTGGGGTATAAAAACTCCACCGGCTTATTTTTATTTTTTAGGAGTTAAACAAGTCATC